AAATTAATTATCAGGTTAAGAGCGCGAGTAAAGCCGATGAAATGGGCAGATGTAGCTAGAGAAATAGGTATCAACGAAAAAAGCCTGTATTTTTTCAGAGCTAGATATCTAAAGGAAACAATTTAAGGAGTAAAACAATGGATAGATTTTCAGGCAGTTTTAAAGATTTTTTAAATTTATTAAAAATTGGGTCACATAATACTTGCGACAAAAAAAATAATAAAAACAAAGATAATGCAACAAATAAAAATATAGATAATAACTGTAACAATATTCGAAATACAAACTATATTGAAGTAAATATTGATTTTATATATGAAAATCATTCAGTTAATTTTTCACTAAATTAAGACAATACAAATAATATGAAAAATTTATATATATATATATTATTATTTATTTATTTATTTATTACTAGCAATATTTTATGCACCACAAAAATAAATTTAAATGTAAAAATGTATTCTGGCATAGAAATCGGTAAAATTGAAAATGGAAATGGATTTATGAACTTAAAATACTTTGATATTGCAATTAAAAACAAAAAGTTTAAATCTGAATTTACACTAAATACTGGTTTTACATCAAATAGAAAATCATTATTAAAATACAATCATTTTATTAACACATTTAGAAACAAAACCACTTATTACATAACAAATAATTTAGGTATATTTTTCTCTACATCATTTTCAAATAAAATACAAGGTAGGAATAATTACGTATCATTTTTCACAGAAGATAACTATCAATCGATAGGCATTGATTTTATATTTATGTAATGACGTTTTTCAAGGTATTTAATAGCGGCCTTTAACTCATAAATACAAATCTTATCTTCTGGCTCCATATCATTTATAGCATCATCTAGTTCATCAATTGCATCTTTTGCTTTTTTGTACACATCTAAAAGTTCTGGAACTGCCACAATCGCTTTTTTATCTTCATAAACTGGCGGCTCTCCACAGCAATTCGTTGTCATGCTATCTTTAATTCCAAAGGGGTCGAATTCGACCGGTTTGGGGGATCGGGGTTATCACAAACATTGTTAATTATTAGTATTATCGCGCTCAGAAAGCATGGCATCGGAAACTCTATACGAAGCAATTGCGTAAGCTTCTTCTGAATGAACCCTTTTCCCGTCACTAAATAACTCAGTTGCTGGATTAGAAAGCATTCCTTTTAAAGCCATACCAGCAAACCAATCTCTTAATGTCATACATTCTGAATAAAATCCTGTATCAGGACTATTTGAACTTGTAAAAGCTTGTATCTCAGTATTTTTTTTAAGCATTTCTTTGTATTCTTCGATTTGAAGTTGTTGTTTAGCTATTAGTTGATCTTTGGTCATCTTCTCTCACACTCTTTCTGACAAGCTATACAAATCATCTTACCTTTTTTTGTTTTTTTCGTTTTTGCATCGCAACATTTTGAACTCATTTAAATACCTTTCTTATATAATTTAATTTTGACCATATCGAGCATATGTTCTAAATGGTTTCCAATAGAATTTTAAACTCATTTACATAACTCCATGAAAATCTCATCTTAGGATTCTTTTGATAGAAATTGTGGTAAGAATTTCCTTACATCATCAAAGTTTTTTACATAATTTCCCATATTTTTTCACTAATAACATTTGCTATTTCTGGTTCTATATCTTCGGATTCCGAAACCATTTTGTTAGCTAGTTGAGTTAAAATATGTACAACTTTCAATATATTTATATTTGTTAAAATCATTTAATCTAGTAATTTTATACTATTATTTTCTAGTAATTGTATATTTTTATCTTTATTATAAAACAAATAAAACTCCCATATTTTACGAACTTCTTTCAATGTAAAACTAAACTCTTTTGTAGTTTCAAAACGTAAATCACGCCCAATTTTTTTTAAAACTAAGGCAACGTCGTCATCTACAACAAAACCAGTGTATTGCTTTTTGAATCGTTCTAAAAAAGATTGAAATTTAATTTCTTTTTCGTCATCTTCACTTAAATTATATCTATTAGCATGTTTAATGATATTACTTGGTCTTGGCATATATTGACTATCATTATTTTTAACTAAATATCTAATTGATTTTACAACATTTTGTATTTCTTCATCAATCAAAAAATCTATATAAGATTTAAACATTTCTTTATCTTTGTTCAATGGATCTTTTTCATACGCTCTAAACATTGAATTTAATGCTGAGATCAATTCTTTACTCATATTTACCCTCTTTTCTGTAATTCATTAACAAACTCATATATCTCATTCACAGATTCTGTTTCGTATTGTTCGTTATTTTTTTTATTAACGATTTTATTGTAATTATTCTCACTGTACCTTAATAGCCAATTCCTAGAGGCCGCTACCCAGCTCTTCATTGGCTTTCCTGCAACTTTCCACCCGTTAGATTCATAATAGTTGAAAAATTGCTCTGACTGCAAAAATAAAGCCCTCTCATTAACATTTAGACTCTTAGAAAATGCATATTTAGATATTTCTTTAAAAATATCATTAATTTCAGGCTTAACAAACTTTTTCTTTTTATCGATACTTTCAAAAATATTAAATTGCTCATTTTTATCACTTTCTTTTTTAGATATTAATTTATTAATATCTTTTTTCTTTATATTATTATCATTCTTATCATTATTGTTTGTGCGCGCTATCGTTTCACTATCGTTTCGCCATCGTTTCGCTATCGTTTCGCTATCGTTTCTTGATTCTTGATATTTATCATAATTTACGCACGAAATTAACGTTCCTTTTCCGATCGCTATCGTTTCGATCATTGAATCATTTTGTAAAAATTTTATTGCACGTGTGATTGTCGATCTATGAATATTAATTTGCTCTGATAATTTACTAAGAGAAGTATAAAAAGACCCCCTTTTTATCAATGTTTTTTGATTATTGATAATGATACTCTTATCTTTATGATTACATCTAAGTAAAATCTGAATAAATACTAAAAAATATGATTGATTTGTCATTAAATGATGATCTAATAATGATCGATGAAGTTTTATATAACCCTCCATATTTACCCCCGTTTTTTAGAATATTCTCTTAGCCAATTCATTACCGAATCTAATTCAAAAAGATTTTTTCCGCCCATTCTAAAAACTGGCATACCGAATTTTATGAATTTGTAGATTGTTGTATTCTTGTATTTTATTTTTTCTCTAATTCTTTTATTGTTAATAATTCCATTTTTTATACTCCTGTTTTAGTTATTAACAATACTATACAATAAACAATTGTGAATTACAATGTATTAATATAAATAAAAAACGGTTGACTTTTTTATTTATTACATATATTATAAATTCATTAAAAAACAAGGGAGTAAATATAATGAAAGAATTATTAAGAAAACTACAAAAGGTTCAATCAGAGTTAAAATCTAAAAAAAAGAGGTATAATTCATTTGGTGAATATAAATATAGATCATGTGAGGATATCCTAGAAGATGTCAAACCACTTCTTTTTGAAAATGGATTATTTATCTTAATTTCAGATGATATTGAATATTATCATGGTAGGCATTATGTTAAATCAACAATTAGTGTATATGATATTTCATCAAATACAGGTACTTTTTTAGAGGTACATGCATATGCAAGGGAGGAAGAATCAAAAAAAAAGATGGACGCAAGTCAAATAACTGGTTCAACGTCATCATATGCAAGAAAATACGCATTAAACGGCCTTTTTGCTATCGATGATGCAAAAGACAGTGATGCGACAAATAAACATGAAAATTACAAAAAAAAAGAAAAACAACATATAAATGAAGATAAAAAAAGAGAATATCTAGAAAAAATGCAAAAATCTAATTCTATAGAAGAGTTAAAGGAATTATGGAGTAACGATATTCCGCAAGAATATCGAATAGAATTATCATATGAAAAAAATATATTAAAAGAAAAACTTGATAAAGAAGCGAAAAGCAAATAGGTGAAATTTTATTAAAGAATTAAACAAGTATAACTATATTATAGAAAAAGACACATTAACTATTTTTGATGAGGGGGAATTAAGATTAGATTCTATTTTAAATAAAAAAATAAAAAAATTAAACGCTCCTAATTCTGATGCGATTTATTGCCAAAATAACAATTTAACGGAATTAAACGCTCCTAATGCTAAAAGAATTTCTTGCTACAATAACAAATTAACAGAATTAAACGCCCCTAATGCTAAAGGAATTTTTTGTTGGAATAACAATTTAACAGAATTAAATGCCCCGAACGCTAAAGGAATTGATTGTTCTTATAACAATTTAACAGAATTAAATGCCCCTAATGCTAAAGTAATTTATTGTTCTTATAACAATTTAACAGAATTAAATGCCCCGAACGCTAAAGAAATTTATTGCTGGAATAACAAATTAACAGAATTAAACGCTACTAAGGCTGAGATAATTGATTGCCGTCATAACAAATTAACAGAATTAAACGCTACTAAGGCTGAGATAATTGATTGCCGTCATAACAAATTAACAGAATTAAACGCCCCTAATGCTAAAGTAATTTATTGTTCTTATAACAATTTAACAGAATTAAACGCACCTAATGTTGAAAGAATTTATTGCTATAATAACAAATTAACAGAATTAAACGCCCCTAATGCCAAAAGAATTTATTGTTCTTATAATAAATTAACAGAATTAAACGCCCCTAATGCTAAAATAATTGATTGCCGTCATAACAAATTAACAGAATTAAACGCCCCTAATGCTGAAAGAATTTATTGTTACAATAACAATTTAACAGAATTAAACGTTCCGAATGCAGATTTAATTTATTGTTACAATAACAATTTAACAGAATTAAATGATACCAATACTAAGCTAGAATCTTGGTAACAATTTAACAATATAATGGTTGATAATAAATTATTATTATGTTAAATTATATATGAATTAAAACAAGGTAGTTATAAAAATGATAGTACATAAAATAGAGCAAAAAAGTGAAGAATGGAACGAGATTAGAAAAGGCAAGCTAACCGCCAGTAATTTTTCTAAAATATTAACAAAAACAGGCAAACTATCTTCACAATATATCGATGTTATCTATGAAAATTTAGCAGAGTTGCATACATGCCAAAGTGAATACCAGCCTACAAATTTTTATATGGAAAGGGGGTTAGAATTAGAAGAATACGCTATTTTAAACTATGAAAGTAT